CTGGACGAGTAGCAGTTCGGGGCGTTCTGGTTCGCCGGATCGCCCCTTCGCTTTTTACGGAGGTGGGTGTGAAAATCCAATTCGAGCGACACCCGCACGCTATCTGCGCCGTCCTCACCGAGCAGAGCGCGTGCGACCGCATCATCACCGTCGCCCGCGCAAGCGACGCCATCGACGCGCTCGCACTTGACATCCACACCGCCGCACTCAAGCCGCTCGACGCGCTGTTCTCGTTGCCGCGCGTCGTCTGCGTCGAGATCGAGCAGCGCAGCGGCGGTTGGCGCGTCGAGGTCGCGTACTGGAACAAAGGGCTGGGCACGCTGGCGCAGTATGAGGAAGATGCGGCGACGCTCTCAGAGGCGTTAGCGCGTTGTGTGTGGGCGCTGGCGAGGTAGCGGTGCGGGTTGACGTTGTGGAGCGCCGGACGTTCGCCCGGCGCTTTTTTTTTTGTTTTAACAGAGGAGGTGGAAATGATAACTATCTGGGGCGGCTACGTGACGGTAGGCGACGCGCGGGTTTATCTGATTACGTTCGACGGCGAGCAGATCGGCGGGGTTGAGGACGGGCGCAACGCCCAGAGGACGTTCTACGCGACCGCAGACGGGCGCGTTGTGGTGCACGAGGTGCGGATCGGAAGGCGGCGCGGCGGGATCACATACGATCAGGCGCTGGTGTATGTGTTCAGCAGCATCACCGAAGCGTGCGCACACCTCGCCGTCAACCCGCAGCACATCGCCCAGACGCGCGGCGACGCGGCGTTGCCGCCCGTCGAAGCGCCGACGCTCACGCCGGACGAGTGGGCGCGTGGAGTGGGAACGTACTGAAATTGGGGCTTGACAACGCGCGCGGGTTGTGGTATAGTGTAACTGTAATCGATATTCACTCACTTATGAGGAGGCTCAAGATGGCAACTGTACGTGTATGGAGCGGTTACGTTTCGACCATTGACGCTCGTGTTCGGTGGGTCGAGTTCGACGGAAAGTTTCTCGGTGGAATGATATACACGGCGAACGGGCGCGCTTGCGAGCGCGCGTTCTACGAAGCAGACAACGGTATGGTTGTGGTTCACGATGTCCAGCGTGGGACGTGGAGCGAAGGCGGTTATACATACGACCAAAGCATTATTTACCTCTACACGAACGTTGAAGATGCGTGCGTGAACTTCAACGTAAAACTGAATAACCTCGACGCAACAAGCCGAAGTTTCGGCGAGCCGCATCACATCGACCCCGAAACCGCGCGTATATACTCATACACTTTGGAAGAGTACATCACCGAGTTTGAGATTTGCACCACACATCCCTTTGCGTAACGAGCGCCAGGCGCGGCTGCGAACCCTTGCACGCCGCGCCTTCTACTACAACGAAAGGAAGAGACACTATGTCGAGCACGGAACTTGCGCGCTTCTTGGATGTGGCGCTTGACGTTCAAGCGCCGCCGTATCCGGGCATTCACGTTGACTTTGGATTGATGGTGGCCAGCAACGGTGTAATGCTGGTCGCCAAGAAGTATAATAACCCGGCGTACCTTCGCGGTCGCGGTTCCTTATCGCCGAAGGTGGTGAAGGTGCTCGTTGCGCTTGCGGAGGCGACGTACATCGGAAGTATTGAAGTGAACGGCAACCGGATGACCGTAACCGCCCAGAGTACGTGGTATGATGAGAAAGCCGGGGCGGAAGTGGCGGGCGAGTACCGAGAAGTGACGCTGCCGGAACTCTACTGCCGTCAAATCCCGATCAAGCGAATGGTCGAGGTGCTAGACGACAAGGCGTTAGGATGGGAAGTTCTTCCTCTTTCAAGCAATCCGAAACTGAAGACGCTGAAAGAAGCCAACGCGAAAGACTACGTTGCGTTGGTAGATAGCCCGCACGGCGGGTATGAACTCTTTCGCTTGAGGAACATCGACGACGCACACTGGTACAGCGTCGCCCAGTTGCGGTGTGGGCTTCGGCTGTTCGGGAAGCACTCATCCTTGATCGTGCGGCGAAGCAAAGACGGGTGGTTGGCGTTCAGCGATCAGTTGGGCTATACGTTCGCAATCACTCCGTTCGTCAAGCGCGACTAGTCTCCAACGCAAGAGCCAGAACCGCCGGACGCGCGTCCGGCGGTTTCTGTTTGTTCAGCATTGTCACAACACCGTATAGAAAGAAAAGAAGATAATGTGTTGTGACGACGGCGCGCGGGTTTGACGATTCGGCGCGCGTGTGGTATACTGGCGGCGTAGTCGATAATCAGAAAGGAGTACACCGATGTCGAAACGACGATCTCAACCAAAGCCCCAACCGGCGCGTGAAATCGTTATCGCCGCCGGTCAAGACTACCGCATTTTGTTCGACCGCGAGACGCGCGACTACGCGGTCGAGTACCGCGGCGAGCCGGTCGGCTGGCGACCGACCGAGGCGGAAGCGCGCAGACTGGTTGAGGCGCTGCGCTACGAGGACGCGAAGCGCGCGTAACAGACGATAGAGGAGACTCGAAATGCGACGCAAACTACCGAGGTACGAAATCTGGATCGGGGAAGAGCATAAGGAACACGAGATACTCGAAATCCGCGCCGAGAGGCTCGGAGAGTACGTGGACAGAGGCGAACGGCGCAGTCTCATCTACCGCGTATACCGGAAGGCGAACGGCAACATACTCGTCCACGTCTACGACCGGGCGGACGTTCCCGGAGAGATCGACCGCGCGTCGTTGTTCTGGTACGAAGATCTGGAAAATGCGGCGCGGGATTTCCGACCGGCGCTTCATAGGATGAACCTCATCTGACCAACACAACCCTCAAACCCCGCGCCCGCGAAGCGCGGGGTTTTTGTTTCCTTCGCCGCCGCGCCGCTGTCACAACACCTCGTCTTCTTTTCTTTCTATACGGCGTTGTGACACCCGCGCCGCCGCGATCTGGTGTACGAAAACGCGGCGCGTTACCGGTATAATTAGAATGAGCGGGTACACATCGCTCGCAGAAAAAGAGGAGTAGGAGGAGGAGATGAACCTTCCCTTTTCGCAACCGCTGGATAAGATCACCTACGGCGCGTTGGCCGCCGCAACCGTCATCATTCTCACGTGGGCGCTGCGTGAGTTCGTAGGGATCGACTTGCCGTCAGAGGTACAGGCGGCGCTGGCGGTCATCTTCGGGTACGTCGTCTCGTATCACATCCCGCTAAGTGAGGTTGAGGCTAAAGCAATCGCTCAGACGTTCTACCGCAAATGACTGTTGACGAACTGCTGACAGACGAAGCCCGCGCTGCGGTGTTGCGTGCGCTGTTTATGATCGTTGTCAACGACAACGAGCCGGCAAGCGCGCGCGTCGCTGCGGCGCGGCTGTTTCTGTCGCAGTTCGAGGAACACCCGAACGCCGATCAGAGCGTACTGGTGATCGTTGATGAGGCGGCGTTCGTCAAAACGGTATGAGATACGCTTGCCCCAATTGCACGCCGACCAGCGCGCCGTTGTGGAACAGACCCGCGACGCGCGGTTCGTGCATCTTCGCGCGGGGCGGCGATGGGGGAAATCGCACTTATTGGCGCGAATGTTGGTCGAGGCGGCGTTGGTGCAGCGGCAGACGGTCGGGTATTTCGCGCCGACGTACAAGTTGATGCTGCCGGTGTGGGAGCAGACGCGCCGCGTACTGCGCGTGCCGGTTGCGGAAGAGCACAAGGCGGAACGGCGGATTGACACAACGACCGGCGGGCGCGTCGAGTTCTGGTCGCTCGACAACGAGAACGCGGGAAGGTCGCGCGGGTACGATCTGATTGTGGTGGACGAGGCGGGGTTGGTGCGTAATCTCGAAACAATCTGGCGCGAAAACCTCATCCCCGCGCTACTTGACCGGCGCGGGCGCGCGATCCTCGCCGGGACGCCGAAAGGGCGAGGGGATTTCTGGCGTATCCACCAGAGCGCGCTTGACGACCCGCGCTGGGCGACGGTTCGGCGTTCGACCAACGACAACCCGCGTCTCGATCCGGCAGATATTGCGCTGCTGCGATCTGCAATGACCGAACGCGCCGCGCGTCAAGAACTCGACGCCGAGTTCCTCGACGACGGCGGCGCGGTGTTCCGCAACGTTCGCGCGTGCGTCGGAACAATCGAGCGCAGCAACGAAGCAGCGGTGATCGGCGTGGACTGGGGGCGCTATGAGGACGCAACCGTATTCGCCGCGCTCGATCCGCAGACGCGCTGCGTTGTTGACGTTGAGCGTCTGGTTGATGTGGATTTCGCAGCGCAGCGCCGCGCTCTGGTCGCATTCTGGAAGCGCAACGGCGGCGGCGCGGTGATCGCCGAAGCGAACAGTATCGGCGCGCCGAACATCGAAGAGTTGCAGCGCGCCGGGCTGCCCGTCCAGGCGTTTACGACGACCGCAGCGACAAAACCGCTGCTGATTGACACCCTCGCGCTGGCGCTGGAGCAGCGAACGATTGTGCTGCCTGCGCTGGAGTGGCTGCTCAACGAGTTAGAGATGTTCAGCGTCGATATTTCCGCGTCCGGTCGCGCCCGCTACAGTGCGCCGGAAGGCTGTCACGACGACGGCGTGATCGCGCTGGCGCTGGCGGTCTGGGGCGCGGCGCGCGGCGCCGAGGTGTTGTTTGATGTCTAAAGCGGTTGCACAACTGGTGCTGTCGCAGAGCGAGCGCTACGACATCAAAGCGCTCAATCTTGAGGATTTTCTTCCGACCGCGTGGACGGGCGTGTTTACCGGCGACGGTGATGCGGTCGATGTGGAGACGGCGTATGAGCGCGTCGCGGTGGTGCGGACGGCGGTGACGTTGCGCGCCAACGCGCTGGCGTCGCTGCCGTGGGAGATTACGACGCGACGCGGTACGCTGGTCGCATTCGACGCCGAGCGACTGGCTGCGCTCATTCGCGGGATTGAGATTGATTTGTGTCTCTACGGCGCAGCGTATCTGCTGCGCGATCCGGCAGCGCCGCTTGGTCTCCGTCGTCTGCACCCACGTACCATCACTCCGATCACCGACGCGAAACGCGGGCTGGTCGGGTTCACCCGCCGCGTGAACAACACAGAAGTGAGGCTTGAACCGGAAACAGAACTACTGCACATCTGGGAACCGTCTGTAAGAAGCGAAGTCGAACCCGGCGTCGGGCTGGTGACGACCGCGCTGACGCAAGCCCGCGCACTGCTGGCTGCCGAGCGCTACCAGACGGCGTACTTCGAGCGCGGCGCTGTGCGCCCGACGGTGTGGATGTTCGCCCAGCGCCCGACCGACGCCGAGCGGTCGCGGTTCGAGCAGTGGTTGAGACAGTTGGTGAGCGGTATTCGTAATGCGTTCCGACACCTCGCACTGTCGAGCGAGATAAAAACCGTCACGTTGGGAGATACGCTATCCGACGCAGTGCAGCCGGAATTGCTGCAACGCGCGGCGGAACTGATGCTCACCGCGTTCCAAGTCCCGATGTCGGTTGTCTTCAGCAGCGCGAGCAACTACGCGACCGCGCGGCGCGATTACCAGACGTTCATTCTTCTGACAATCCTCGCCCGCGCGCGCGAGGTCGCGGCGACGCTGCAACCGCACTTCGCCGCGTACAACCAAACGCTGCGCTGCAACGAGGCGCGGATCGACGCCGTGCAGAATGAGGAGTTGGAGAAGGCGGAAGCGATCCAGCGCCTCACCGGGCAACCGGTTCTGACCCTCAACGAAGCGCGGGCGCGGCTTGACCTCCCGCAGTTCGTTGAGGACGCGGCAGACCAAGAACTACTGCGTCTGCGTAACCGGTTGGCGATTGCGCGGGAAGCAGTTGCTGCCGGTCTCGATGTGAGAACAGCGCTGCGGCTGGCGGGCGTCAACGCCGCGGCAAGTGCGGAACCGGAGGAAGATGCAGCGAAGTCGCTGAAGAAGGACGAAGCCGAACCGGAGCTGATGCCGCACGAGGTGCAACTGTACCGCGACCTCAAGCGCGCGTTTCTGCAATTACGCCAAGTTATGCTTGACGGCGCAGACGAGATTACGGCGCAGATGTTCAGCGAGACGCTCTATCCCGCAATGCGCCGCAATATCGAGACGATTGCGCATCTGTTCGCAGACGAGATGCGCGCAGCGATCGGCGTAACCGTCAACGTCGATGCGCTGCTGGCGGACTGGGCGGAAGAAGCGACGCGCCGCCAGGTGGAAGAGTTGCTCTATCCGTACACGCGCGACTATATCGCCCGCGCGGTTGCTGCTTGGCGACGGATGCCGGGGGCGGATCGCGCCGAACTCGTTGCAATGATCGAACCGGTCGTTGGAGCGAAGCGCGCCGAGACCGTCGCCATCACCGCCGCGACCGAAGCGGCGACCGCGGGCGTGCGGGCGTATCGTGAAGGGATGCGCGCAGAGCATAATCTGGAGTACGTGATGATCTGGGAGACCGCAAACGACGAGCGGGTGTGTCCAATCTGCGGCGCGCTTCACGGCAAGCGTGAAGACGAGTGGGGCGGACGGAGCGGGCCCCCGGCGCACCCGCGTTGTCGGTGCGGCGTAAGGCTGGTGAGGAAGAATGAGGCTTAGCGTTTCTGTTGACGTAGACAACGCATTGCGCAAACTGCTGCCGCGTTCGGCGCAGATTGAGGCGGCGCTTGACGCGGGCGCGGCAGCGGCGCACGGCGTGATGCAGGTCTACCCGCCCCCGCCTGCCGGATCGCGGTATCGAAGGACGGGCAATCTGCGGCAGAAGTTGCGGATCGAGAAACTGTCGAAGACGTTGAGGATCGTCGAGAACACCGCATCCTACGCGCGGTTTGTGTACGGAATGCCGCAAGCGCGCGTCCATCGCGGGCGCTGGGCGTCGGTGCGCGATGCGGCGGAAGCGGCGAAGAAGGAAGCAATCGCGGTGCTGAAGGGGAGGTGAGGAGATGGAGTGGCAGACCGCGCCCGGCGCGGCGCTGAAGGCGGTCGAGAGCGGCGAAGTTGAAGGGTTGCTGGTGGTATTCGGTAATCCCGACGCCGTTGACCTCGAAAACGAGTTTTTCACGAGAGATACCGACTTCGGGCGTCTACGCGAAACCCCGATCTGGCTCAACCACGCGCAGCCGGTGAAAACGGCGGACGGGGTTATTCTGATCGAGGAACCGGTCGGCTACGGCGCACTGGAGATCACCGACGAGGGCGTTATCATTCGCGGTTTACTCGACGCGAAATATCGCTACCTCGCCCAGATCGCGCCGGAGATGGGCTGGTCGAGCGGGACGGCGGCGCATCTGGTAATGCGTGAAGCGGTCGGAAAAGCGACATTCATCAAACGCTGGTTGCTGGGGTTGGACGCGAGTATTACGCCGACGCCCGCAGAGCCACGCACAATGCTGAGGAATACGTATCGGTTAGTCATCAAGTAGGAGGAGACGAAGGAGATGACGGAAATCGTAATGAACCAGTCGGAACTCGCCGCCGAAATTGCCGCGCGACTGCGTGACGAGGTGGCGGCGGCGGTGAAAGCGCGAGATGTCGGGGTCGCAACGGGTGCACCCGTCGCCGAAGGCGATGGTTCGTTCGGCGATTTCTTGAAGTGTGTTGCAACCAACGACGTTCGGCGATTGCGTGCGGTCTACAAAAGCAGCAAGGCGCTTGACGAGACCTCCGGCGCAAGCGGCGGGTTTCTGGTGCCCACTCAGTTCGAGGAGCGTATCCGCGCGGTCGGCGCGCCGATGTTGTTCGACCAGTTGGTCGCCGCCGGGCGCGGTCCGCTGGTGCTGCGCACCAATGCCGCCGAATTAGCGCTGCCGGTGCTCGAACAAGACCAAGCGCCGAACGTCGAATCGAGCGCGTTGGTGGGCGGGGTGCGGCTCATCTGGCGCGAGCAGAGCGCCGATGTTCAGGAGAGCGAGCCGAAGTTTGAGCAAAGGATTTTCCGCCCGCATTCGGCGGACGCCTACGTTGCCGCAGCGACGGAACTCATCACCGACGCGCCGCAAGCGCTTGAGGATACGCTGGTGTCGCTGTTCGGGCGCGCCTACGCGGTGCTGAAAGCGCGCGTGATGCTGCGGGGAACCGGCGTCGGACAGCCGCGCGGGATCGTTGGGCACCCGGCGTCTATCAGCGTTACCCGCGCCACCACCGGCACGCAGGTTGAGAAAGACACAGATACGATCCTCGCAATGATCCAACGTCTGCTGCCCGGCAGCGCTACTGCGGTCTGGATCGCACACCCATTCTGGCGCTCGCGGCTGATGGCGACGCGGCTGAGCGAGACGCTGCTCTATACGGTCAACGGGCAGTCGCTGGTGTACGGCGATACCCTCGCCGGTATTCCGATTGCCTACAGCGAGCACCTGCCGGAGGTAACCGGCGCGGGATCGCTCATCCTCGCCGATCTGTCGTACTACGCCTTTGTTGAGCGCGCGGGGTTCAGCGTTGCGTTCAGCGAGCACGTGCGGTTCCTCAAGAGGCAGTCGGTGTGGTTGTTCGGCGTGCGGATCGACGGCGCGCCGCTCGTCAACGCGCCGCTGATTTTGGCGGACGGCGCGGGTACGAACACCGTCAGCCCGTTCGTCGAGATCGCGGCCGGGTCGTAGTAAGCGGGGCTGTCACAACACAGTATAGAAATAAAAGAAGATGCTGTGTTGTGACACTACTGAAAGACACCGGCGGCGGGGAGTACTACGTTTGGGTGAGGCGGACTGTCACAACACTGCATAGAAAGAAAAGAAGATGTGGTGTTGTGACGGCGGTTACGGATCAACGGTTGAACACACAACGAGCGCTGTCACAACACGCTCTATAAATAAAAGAGATGCAGGTGTTGTGACGGCGCACGAGAGGAGGAGCATACGATGCTTGTTCAGGAGACCATCCAACCGCTGCTGCGCTACTTCGACGCGAACGTAACAGCGCCTGCGGACACGTCGGTTATCAGCATCGCAAACGCGCAGGCGGTGCGTATCGTTGCACACACCGGGACGGTGACCGGCACCGCGTCGTTGCAAGTACACGTCAACGACACAAACAACACAAACAACTCGGCGCAGTTGACGGATAAGGCAATCGCATCGCTGTTGTCTAACCGCACCTACGAGATTTTCGTTACCGGCGCGGAGGCATACGCAGCGAAAACGCACGCATCGCATATGTTTGTACGCATCGCCGGAACGGGTACGGCGCAGATTGCGATTGAGATTTCGGCGTTCCCCGGACGCGATATTCCGGCTACGCTGCCGACCGGCTGGACGCGCGTGTTGTGAGGTAAACGGTGTACGCAACGCTGGCGCAACTCAAGACGTATCTCGCCGTCACATCAACCGCAGACGATGCGCTTCTGACCGATCTGCTCACACGCGCAACTGCGGTAATCGACCAGATGACGCGCAAGACGTTTAGTGCACCGGCGGCGACATCCCGGACGTTCGGACGCGCGGTGATGCTGTGGGACGCGCAGTTGAAGCGGGATTACTTACTGTTGCCGTCGGGCGTCTACATCGCGCAACTCGTCGGCGCGGCAGACGGCGACAGTGTAGCGATCCCGCTTACCGAAATCGACACGCACCCGCCCGACGCGCCGTACACCGTCCTCGCGCGGCGCGATAAGCGCTGGTGCAGCGCATCACAACAAGCGACGATCACCGCGCGCTGGGGCTACAGTATCACCCCGCCCGCCGATATTGTTTACGCGACGATACGTCTGGCGGCGTGGATGTACCGACAGCGGGGGACGGCGAACGACCCGGATCGCCCGACGGTCGCCGACGGCGGATTGGTGCTGCTGCCGTCGGCGCTGCCGGACGACGTACGCGC